TCAGGGATATAATCCATGACGTGGTCAGGATATTTCTCGATAAATTCAGCAGCCCAATTATCGATATCTCCTGTCGGAACTGGATATTGAACATTATGTTCGGCGATCGTTGAGGTTAAAACCTCTATGTAATCATTAAGATCGTCTTCATCTATGTCCAATAGATCTCTACGCCTACCTAAAAAGGTTAGTTGATTCATGAAAGCACGATGACAAATTTGTGTCAAACGTATATCAACATTATCAGTAGCAGAAGCAAAGTCTCCTGATACATTTTCGGCGTCATAGAATCCTCGTTTTGAAAATTCATTAATAGCGTTAAGGCTAATAGCTTCACCAGATAATTCCATTGAAAAACATCCCTTTATAAAGCGATGTATCTCTTTTTGGAATGGTTTAGCTAACCAATAATGCATGGAAGGACCACAAGTTACGTGACGAACTTTAAATGGTTCCATTACGGATGCTACTCTGCATCTAAGTCGATAAGTGTTATCGATATTCCCAGCATAGGTCCCTAGCGCACCACGTTCACTAATATCATACTTTCCATTAGCGACCCGATGAACTATATTGAAAAATTCATCTTTAGTCGGAAGTGGATGTCCATATTGTGTTAAAACACCAGTATGAGGATGATACGACATCTTAATTAAACTACCGTAACTATCAGTTAATATAGGATAGGTAATACGATCAAGAAGCGTGGTATTTACTAAATCATTAGTAATAAGGCTTTTAATAGTTTTATATTTAGGATTTACAATATTCTTTTGTTCATATGGAGAGAGGAACTTAGAATACTTATAATATCCACCGTTATTATTATTATATGGATCACAAAACATAAGTGACCTACATAATGGTATGTAACTATTTAAATAATGAAAGCCATTATTATCAAAATCGTCACGTAGAGGACTAATATCTGAAATATCATCAATGCGAATTAAGTCCGGGAATAAACATTTGTTATTATCCAAACAATTTTTACAAATCCTGCATTTAGAAAAACAGATATAGTGAGAAGAAGTAGGAAGTACCTTATCTTTAAAAGTATAACGTTCTTCAATATTCCAATACCTGACGGTCAATTCGGAGTGTATATCAATTTCATATGAATATTCAGGGATAT